ACATACTTCAACTCGTCCTTGAGAGCCTTACGAATCTCTGCCATGTCAGCCGCATTTACGAAACCAAAGCAACGAGGAGCAACCTGTGCCGGGTCGTTGTCAGTTTCCTCAATGTTCAGTTTCGCCACAGCGTCAGCGAAAGTGCCAAAACCGTAATCAGAAGCCGCAAGAGCAACAGTAGTCTTGTTGAACTCTGCGAAAATGTCTGCATTTACAGTGTTGAACATATCCGTACCCATGTGACGAGTGCCGACAGGTACGAGCATAGGGTCAGTCATTTCCTGTTCATCGTAGTATTCAAATCTGTTCTGTGCGAGCAGAATTTCGTACTCCTGTTCAGAATAGCTAACCTCGATAGACTTGGAGTTACCCTCGCCCATAGCCAGCTTTTCAGTACCATCGGTAGCCTTGTAAACATTGATTTTACGCTTCATACCAGCAGTACCCACGAGAGAGTTATCAACAGTACAGAACTGCTGAAGGTTCAAGTGGGAGTTAAACTGGTCTTCTACCTCATTGGAGAGATAGAAATTATCATAAATCTTATGTGCCATTGTTTCTTTCCTCCTTAAATTACTCGGTCACTCCGTAGAGTGCTTTATACTCCTGTGGATTCTTCACAGAATACTCATGTCGTTCCTGTGGAGACATTTTACGGAGCTTTTCAAGTGTCATAGACTTGTTATCCCCATCACCAGTAGGGGAAGGTGTATCTTTGAGAGCTTCCGCACGAATCTTCTTCTCGAAAGCTGTCTGTGCTTTCTGCTGATTAGCAAAGACTTTCTCGGTATCACCATCGACATAGGCTTCTGCTGTTTCTGCCGCCAGCTTATCGTCATAACCCAGTGACAAAAATTTTGCAGTAGCTTTGGAGATATTGGATTCTCTCAACAGCTTGTCGTAGTTATCCTGTAACTCCTGTGTCTTTTGGTCTCTTTCGAGCTTTTCTCTTTCATCATCAGAGAGCTTGTCCTTCAGCTCTTTCTTCTTCGCCGCCAGTTCGGAAGCGGTCTTGTCGTACAAGTCCTTCTTCACATAGCCGGAATAATCCGGGTCGGGCATATCGAACTCCTCAAGAGCCTTGAGCTTTTCCTCTGCTGACATTTCGGCGTACCCTTCAATCTTTGTTACATCAATTTTCATGCTAAAACTCCTCCTTGCGTTTTCATGTCTTCTCTGACTTCTTAATTTTGCGATTTTCGGTTTCTCTACCGTTTGCGATTTAAGGCTTCTCTGCCTATATCAAAGCGTTACCGCTTAAATATTCTTGTTATCATCGTCCTCGGGGTCAGTCTTTTCCATCAGCTTTTGCTGTTCCTCAAGGGCTTTCTGTTTCTGCTCCTCGTGATACTTCATACTCATGCTGTAAGCACCCTCGGAATCACTAAACATACCCGAATGTTGGAAAGCGAGCTGGGGGTGAATCTTGTCGCAATTCAGCATGGAGACAAGCACCTGTGACTTACTCTGAATGTTGTCGTAATTTCTACGAGTGAACTTCATGTCAATGTCCTTGAGGTACAGTTTCACATCTGATAGCTCACGACAAATACGAAGCACCAGCTTGAGCATTTTCTTCTCGGACTTCTTGAAGACATTTTCGCTATCCTTTGCTCGGGCTTCTGCGTCAGACCAACCATCACGCATAATGACAGCAGAACCAGTGTCCGAAGTGGAAGCCTTACCATTTCGGTTCGGCATACCACAGATTGTCAGAACAGCATTGTAAATATCATCTTTCAAGGTCTGCGACTGTGTTTGATTGAGTTCGCTCGTTACCACACCCACATCGGCGTTCTGTCCGTCCACCGACTTAACCTTGATAGCACCCAGTTTCAAGAACTCCTCGTATTCCTCTTTGGAAATCTCACAGTTAATGAACTTGATAAATGCCTGTACCAACTGCTCGATACCGTCCATACGGTTACTATCCATATTGTTGATAGCGTCCAACAGAGGAAGAACAACCTCGAACGCACCCAGCTTGGCATTGTTCGCCGGGTACTCAAAAATCGGAATCATACCCAAAATGTGAGGTTTAGATTTCTCCTCGTTGATACCACCCTCGTCAATAAAGAAGTAGGAATCCTCGGTATAAACGGAATAACGGATTTTCTCATATTCATCGGTGCTGTACTTAACTGCCATCATCGGCTTGTTACCGATTTCGTTAGAGTACACGATGAAAGTGTCTCTCGGGTCGAGAGTGTACAGTTCAAAAGGTGCTTCGTCCTGTTCACCTGTCTTATCGGGAAGAACGAGACGATAGGAAGTACCACAAATCATCTGCCACTCAACAAGCTCTTGGTCTTGGCTCGCCTTATCCTCTGCGAACATGAACTCGTTAAGAGCATTGATAGCCTTAACAGTTTCCTCACTGCCATTTCTGCTGACATACTGGATAGGTTCACCACAGAGATAACCTACCTTGAAAGAGACAATCTCGTTAGCTCGGTTTTCTACAATCTTGTTACAGATGTCGGGGCGTGTTTCCTTAACTCGATAACGGATAGGCTGTTCTCCCTTGTAATAACGATAGAGATAGTCAATCTCGCTTCGGTTTAGGTTGTGTGTCTCAAGAGCTTTGAAAAGCACTTCCTGTACATTGTCTTTTGTGATTTTGGAAACACTCGTCTTGATAGTGCGTCTACCACTCATTAAACGAGTTTCACTCAAAACCTTTGTAGTATCAACTTGATTTGCCACGCTCGGTTGCCCCTCCTTTCTGAACAAAATAAAAATGGGTGCATAACTGCTTCGAGGACTAAAACCTCGTGCAATCATGCACCCACATAAATATACCTATTCATTTTCACATAGTATTATACCACAATATCTTGTGTTTGTCAATAGTTTTACACACAAAATATGGTATTTCACCACAGAAAGTGCGATAGGTCAATCTTTATATTGTTACCACGGACGCTGGAAAACCTCAACCTTGCCAGCAGACAAGCTCTGTGCGAACTCTGCCAGCATAGCCATACCATCGGGAACATCATCGTGCTTGTTCTTACCAGCAACAGTGTAGGAGCAGAGCATATCCATCATTTTTCCATAGTCCGACTTCTTCTGATAGAGAGAAGCGTCCTTGAACAGACAATGCTCTTTGACCCACGCACTGTTGACGATGATTTTTGTCTCCTTATTGGCTGTGGTGAACTTGGTCGTAATATGAGTGATACCGCCTTTTTTCTTGACTTCTTCCTGTATCTTCTCGGCAACTCGCCTACCAGCGGAGTTAGATTCAAAGCGACAGGCTTTCACTTTGTCTCGCACAAGGATTTCAGTCAATCGAGCGTCCACAATGTTCGGGAGACCATTATCACAGACACAATCATCAATGTAGTAATCCTGTCCGAACACATAAGCCACAGGAAGAAAGGCATAGTCAGCTCCCTTGTCCTTTGTATCACAGATACCGATAATAGCGTCCGGGTTATCTGAAGGTAATTCAAAGTATCTGCGAAGCTCGTCAGAGGAGTAGACAAGACCCTCTCGCTCAATAGGCTCGTTCATGTACAAAGCCCTCCAGCTCACATCGTCCATGATGTTCCTTTGTTCATGGTAGAAGCGAGTGGAGAATCCGACACCATAGGCATAATCGAAATTCGATTCATCGTTTTCATCGAGAGCCGGAACGACAATGAATTTCGCTCGGTCACTATCAATGTACTCTCGCTCAAGTCTACCGATTACATCGTGAACCGACCAGCGAGTAGCGATGTGGAGTTCCTTACAATGGTCTCCGATTTTTCTCTGTCGAAGGTCAGTGGTGTAGGTCTCCCACAGTTTATCCAGTCGTTCTTTGCTCAATGCAACCTCGATACCCGACACCAAATCGTCACAGTACAGGAGAGTAGCGGCTCGGTACAGACCAGCATTACCAGTACCGATAGAGGTAAACTCAAGGGTCTCGAAACGCTGTCTCTTATCGAGGTCGATACGACAATCCTTTGCATTGGTACTGGACACATTGATTTCGGGGAAAACATCATGCCACAGGTAGTCACCCTCTTTTTCCAAAATACGCAAGCACTCGTCATACACTCCTCGGATAAAAGCATTGGAGTGAGAGCCAGTGAGCATAGGCTCGTTGGGGATTTTTCCGGCAAGCCATGTCAGATAGAAAATAGCGAGAGTGGTCTTACCGCTACCCGGAGGGAGAGAGACAGCCAGCAAGTCCAGCTTATCGTCAGCAAGCTCCTGTAATGCGTCCACCACCTGTTTCAGCACAGGTCTTCGAGGGGGATAGAACTTCTTGTCGGGTTCTCTGTTCCACTCGACATAGAGTAGGTAGCAGTCAAAATCATGGGGTGCGGCTGTGAGTAACACCCTTTTATGAAGACCAAAAAGAAATCTCAAGTCCTTGTCAGATTTCGTAATCGGAATACGATTCATAATCATTTCGGACAGGAGCTTGAGGTATTTTACACCGAGAGCAGTATTGGTCTTCATCGCTTCTTTGCTCATATAATATAAATCCTCATAGGCTCGTGTGCCTGTGGGATTATTCTCAATCTCGGTATAAATCTGTTTGAGTAATTGCTTCATAATACCTCCAGTAAACAAAAAGAGTGCGTTACCGTCAGAGACCTAAATCTCTGTGCGATAACGCACCCACTTAACATCAATTCTTGATTATAATTATTAGTGTTGCTATTCCTTTGATAATCCACTTAATGAGATAATACACTGCAATCGGAATCATCAACAGGAACATGATAAATCCCTCAAGAAAACTTCTCGGAACTCTCATAGGCTATTCCTCTACAAGCTGAATCTCAAATGTCTGTCCGTCAGAGAACTCAACCGAAACAGGAGAAGTGTCTTCCAATTCAAAAAGCCATACAACATCAGCAGTCACACCACTTTGTACACTGGTGTCACACTGGATATACCCCTCGGTCTTTTCGCCTGTTGGTACGATACATGGGATTTCAACTCCATTTTGGAAAGCCTTAACTGACAGATAATCAGCCGGGATAGCTGTTTCAGAGCTACCGTTCGTGTACTGGGTAAACACAGCGACACAATCTCGCTCGACAACTGTTACTCGTTTACCCTCAACGAATGAGAGAGTGTGTTCCGGCTCGCTACTACACCCGGTCAGCATGAGAACGAGCAGAAGAACAATCGACAGTATCTTTTTCATATTGCACCTCCAGTCAAGATAGGATTGTGTACTCCTCGTACCCAGTCCATATCTCCATATTTGTACATACCTTGATAGAATTTTCTGTTTGCAACAATCCCTCGGACAGTAGACACTTGGAATCGCTTACCCTTACGAGTGCGATAGCCCTTTTCATAGAGCATTTCTGCAATATCGGTAAGAGAAGTACCCCTGTCGTACTCATGGAACACCAGCTCCACGATGGGTCGCTCCTCGGGATTTATCAAAAGCAGTCCATCTACCACATAATACCCATAAGGCTTATTGCCGCCCGAGTAGCCGCCACACTTGGCTTTGCTCACACGACCTCTGCCAGTACGGAGAGTGATATTTCTTCGTTCCTGTTCAGCAACGAACATTAGCAGAGAACGGTAGATGTTTGCGAAATCGTCTCCCTCGCTGAACTTTTCCTCGGTGGAGAGAAGCGACACGTTCCTCTTTTCCAGTGTGTAAAAATAGTAGAAGTACAGTTTTGTATCACGAGCCATTCTGTCGTTCTTAAAGACAATCACAGCGTCATGGTTCGGAAGCTGGTCTGATTGGTAGAGAATCCTGTCGAGTTCCGGGCGATTGTCCTTTGCACCGCTTATCACATCGACACACCACTCGACAATTTCGTAGTCATGGGTGAGAGCATAGGACAAAATAGCCTGTTTTTGGATTTCTATACCGTATTTATCGTCACCCGACTGTTCCTCGGTTGACACACGGACATACCCAATCGCTTTCTTCACGAGATAATCACCTCCTCATAACACAAATCGTGTTATCTTTTAATCTTTTTCTCGATTTTGAAGTAGTTAAAGTAGTTCAAATCTTGATTTTGCGGTAACTTTCATTAGAAGGGGGTCTATAAGGCAAAAGTCTACGCAAAAACCGATTTTCAACTACTTTTACTACTTCTCACGCTTCACATAGGTAAGCTCAATGTCATATCCGAGAGCTTCCATCATCTGAACAAAGGTCTTGTTCACGATACCCTCTGTCTTTTTCAGAACTCGGTTGACATACTGACCTGTCGTGCCGATAGCTTCTCCAACCTGTTGCTGGGTCATTCCGGCTTCAAGGCACTTCACCTTTACATCGAGTTCAATATTGTTCTTAACCATGATTAGTCCTCCTTTTGTTGGTTTATGGTGTTATTATAACACAAAGAGAGAGGATTGTCAATACAAAAAGGATAAGAAATTATCTTAAATAAGGTCTTTTTATAATTTTGGGGAATTTAAGCCACTCCCTCGCCCCGTGGGTGGCTGTCGTATATCCCCCCGGGGGGATAACTCCCCGAAAACCCCGGACAGCTTCACCAGCTCCGACAACACCCAACAGAAACACCAGCAACACCCCGAACCCATCGCAAAAATACATTTATTCAAGATTAGATTTTACATAAACCCGGACACGGTAAACGCAAAAGAAAGAGCCGCATATATTGGCGGCTTTCGTTCTCATTCTGTCGGACTGTCTGAAGGTGTGGTGTAATGCTTCCGGGCTGTGTGGGCTGTGCTTTCCCTGTTGTGGTGCTGGGTGTGGTGCTGTGTCATTGGAGCAAAAGAAAACCGCCCACGCTGGGCGGCTTCCTGTTATTTGTTCATCTTGAGAATTTCACCGAGTACCACGAAAGGGAAAATTAAAATACAGAATATAACCATATTTTCACCCCATTAAACCACTGTAAAACGCTTGTACGTTGTCGGGGTGCTGTACTCGGTGAATAATTCCGGGTGTACTTTCTTAAAGCTGGAAGAATTAAAACGACTGGAGGAAACGGTTTTATTAGTAGCTTTTGCGGCTCCTTCTGTGACCGTTTCACGGTCTCCCATGATGGCGAGAATATCGGTTTTAATGCTGTCGTTCATGGCTTCCAATTCTTCAATTAAACGCTTGTTTTCTCGGTATTCATTACATAATTTTTCAAACTGTGACATAATTAAACCTCCTTCATCAAGCAACATAATTTTTATATGTTGGTGTGTGTTTTGCTTCGTTTCTAATTTCTTTTATAGCTTCGTTTATTAGCTGGATTGTTTCGGGGGTGCTTTTGTACCCTGTACACCAGCCCGGAAAAACAGCGACTAAACCAGCCCCGGCACACTCCAATAAAAACGCTTTAAGCTGTGTAATTTCCTTTTGTGCTTCCTGTTTTTCGGTGTAATCGTCATAGAAACACCCGAAATTATTTTCAATATCAACCGTGAACCCTTCATAATAACCCGGTTTAATAACCACATGGTAAAAGTAAAAGCTATATTTTTCTAATATGCTTTTTATTTCTTCGTAACTCTCCTCCATATCATAACGGCGGCACTCCTCCAGCTCCTCGGGGCTGTCAAAATCTCCTTCGTTATAATCCATATTGCAGTTATAACCCATCGTTATATAATCACTTGTAAAATAATTCACTGCACCCATAATTAAACCTCCATATATTTATAATTATATTGTTTGACCGTTCCGAGCGTTTCCGCTGTCGGTGCTTCTCCTGTGAACCTGTCCACATACTCAACCGGAATATAAAAAGCGGTATAACGTCCAGTTTCCGAGCCTGTGCAATTATAATTTTCAAAAGCATTTAGAACGCTGTCAAAACTGCACCCTTCACAATTTTGATTGTTTTTGTTTATAGGCATATCCAGCCGCCACACAGAGCCGGGGCGAAGGTTTACCGGGCAAAATAGAACCGTTAAACCGTTGTTATATGCCTGTCTTGCTGTCCTTTTGTTGATTCTCTCGAAATTGAACCCATCAACCGAAAAATTGTATTTTCTCATGTTTAGCCCCTCCATTGATTCCTTCTTGTGTCGAAAATTCCGCTTGCTGTGTCTCCTGTGTCACTGGTGTAAAAATAAATCATTTTCGCCCCGTCCACATATTCAACCCGGAATTTTTTAGCCTTCTCGATTATTTCCCGTTCACGGTATCCGGCATTTAATAACAGTGTTTCCTTCTTAAAGAACCAAAAGCAAGCAACTTTTTTTGTTTCCTTGAATGGTGAAACTGTTGTAACCGTTGTCGGTAAAAATCCGGCGAGCGTGTAACTCTGTTTTGCTCGACAATATGCACCGTGACCGAAATTATTAAAGAATGGAATAGCTGTTATATAATTGGTGTAGTGTTCCGGCTTGATAACATCGTTTTCGACTTCGTCCGGCTTGCTTCTCCAGCTTTTGCCGCTGTCCGTTCTGCTGAATGTCTCGATGGTGCGGAAAATCAAATAATTTTCGTTGGTGTAGTTAAATTTTCTGTAATCGTTCATAATAGAACCTCCTATAAAATAATCTTTTTTTGTGTTGGTCTGTTATCCTTTTGTGATTATATTATAACACTTAAAAGATTGTTTGTCAATACTTTTCGGATAAATTTTTAATCTTTTTTGTGTTATTTTTCAATCCGTCCGAGATTGCTATATATATAATAAGGAAGGAACACCCAACAACACCAGCAGAGCCAGCCCGGACAGGCGAAACGGTGCAATTTTGCTTTACTACGATAAAGTGCTAAAGTATCAAGGGGGTTTCGGTCAAATTTTTGCATAAAAAAAGCCGCCCACTCTGCCCGGAAAAGGGCGAGAGCGAGCGACAGTCATAGTCGAAAGTCGAAAGTCGAAAGTCGAAAGTCGAAAGTCGAAAGTCGAAATGATGTTGGGTCGATATAAAGTCGTTAGTCCTCTGAATCATCAGAACCTTGCTCAAGTCGCTTCTGCTGGTCGGCGGCTATGTAGCGTTCTCTGATTTCATCTGCGTTATAGTCGTTGTCTTGGTTGGTGTTAGGAGTAAGTACATACTCGGTCTTGTCTTGATAACCATAGTTGTTCTTCCCGAGGAAGATACCAGCCACAGGGTTGACCTTGCCCGAGTTCATATAGGATTCCCACAAGTTTTCGAGCAAAAAGTACGCCTTTTTTATACAGAGGGCTACCTCGGAAGGCAACGCTGTTTTATACCCAGCAGAGCCAGTAGGAGCGTCATGTGTAATAGCCCACAATGTTCTCCTGTCCATACCCAATGACAATGCCATACCAGCAACAGTAGGCTTCATGTCATTTTCTCCATACAGACCGAAATAGTCGTTAAGTCTCTGCTCCACAGCTTCTACGTCTTGCAAGTCGATACTCGGCATATTAAACAATGCCATCTGCACTTTGAGAAACTTTGTATTTTCTCCGTCCTCAAGGTTATACCCATTCATACCTATCATCGGAGAATTACCACCCCTCGGCTTTTTCTTATTCTTCGGGGCATATTTCTTCTCAATAGGCTTCCCAGTACGAGGAGAGATTTCTACATTTTCCTCGCCGGAAGTCTGCTCTGTAACTGTCTGCTTTTCTTCTGAAACAGTCTTCTTATCCATGAAAACAGTCTCCTTTCTTATTATTCTTATTCCAGTAGTAAAAGTAGTTAAAAATCAATTTTTACGGTAACTTTTAATAGAAGGGATTTTTCTATATAGAGGAAGTTACACGCAAAACCTTAATTTGAACTACTTTTACTACTTCATGTCAAAAAGTCGAAAAGATTGAATTTCAGTCTTTTTAAGACGATTTACCAAATGTCGTTTTTGATAAATTTTCAATCTGATTTGTGTTAATCAACGATTTTCCCGAGATTTTTCGTCCTTACGGTCTTCAAGTAAGCTACTTTCTTCTTAAATGTATCGGGGTAAAGAATCTCGATACTCTTGAGAACCTTATCAGTGTCAATACTCAAATCGTTGCTGTCATTTGCGATAGTCATACTGTCCATGACTTCACGCAAGAGCATACTCGCTCTGTCGTTCGTGCTTCTCATACTGTCATAAGAAGACTTACTCAACACAACAGTATTTACTTCATTATTTGCCATTGTGAATCCTCCTTACTTAATCAGTCTACCGTACCTGTCACGAAGCGGCTCACGACCTACCGATTTCGTGATGTAGCGAGAGGGTACAACCTCGTCAAGAACCCTGTCTATCATCAGCATTTCATCGTTGGAATCGTTCTTCGGGTCGTTGACTTCCTTGTAGACCTCTGCCCATTCCATGAGAACACGAAGAAGTCGATTCTGTCCGAAACCCTCGCTCTTATGCAGAGCATACAGGAATTGCTTTAACAGTCGGCGTGTTTTCTCTATGTCCTCGGCTCGTTGCTTCATCATCTTATTACTGTTCATCTTTGCTCACCCCACAAGGAGAGTTGCAGATGATACGACCACTCTTGCACTTCGGTACGAGCATGAAGTGTAGAGCTTCGGGAACGAGGTCTACCATCTTCTGAACCAGCTCTCGGATTTCCCATTGAGCCTTACTGCACAGTCGCTCGTTGCTCATGTGAATAAGCTCTCGCAAATTACAGGAGAGGTAGAGAGAGGTCTCACAGGCATTAGGGAGAATGTAGCGAGCGTCCTCATTAGGAACTCCGGCATTTTGCATTTGCTTGTACCACGATTCGATACCGTTTACATAGGTATCATAGAGCTTGTCGGTGGTGTCCGGGCGAACATACCCGAAACCGTCCTCGGAACAGTAACGCTGGCTTCTCTGTGTGAAGCTACAATGTCTGTGTCTCACAAGCTGGTGAGAACAGGCACGAGAGATACCCTCAATCTTAAAGGTGAAGTAGATATGCTCGAACACACTATGGTGTCCGTTGCGGTACAGGTGCTTTACCAGCCCGAGAGGATTCTTCGGGTCGCTGTCGTAACAGATACTCGCAATTTGAGCGATAGTCTCGATAGGGTTAGGGGTTGCTTGAATCAGTGTCACCTTCATGTGTTATTCCTCCTTACTTGAACCAATTTCACAGGCACAAGCCGCATATCCGGCTATGTCTACGAAATTATCTGCTTTGAAACTGCCCGAGCCGACACGAGCGACCTTCAGAAGAATCATCATAACAGGAACATCGTCCGGCTTGATAGGTGTATTCAAGTAGTCGCTCCACAGCTTCGCAATCGTAGCGAAATTGTCCTCGGGCTTACCATAAGTATTTTCTCTGTCCTTGCATACAATGTCTGCCGCTGTGCTTAAACATTCTTTTCTGTCCATCATTTCTTTTTGTCTCCTTCCTCGAATACTGTTCGGGTGCAATCCAGCCACACAGGGGGTTGTGTTGCACCACTCAAGATACCCAGCCAAATTGTACCGAAGAACAGAGCCGACAGACGTTCTTTCCAGTTCAGCTTCCAACAGCTTACACACATCTTTGTATCAGTGAACACCCACAGGCTCGAACATTCCTCGTCTGTCATGCTGGGCGGCTTCTGTAAGTTCCTGTTGGCATATTTGAATTTAATTGCTTTCATGCTGTACCTCCTCGGTGATTTCTTTTACACAGTCGGAACAGTAGCACCCTTCGTAACCCTCAATCTTATAGAGGAAACAGCACCACATTCTGTTCCACTTGCCTTTATCTGAACACCGTTTGCAAGAGCCTTGACCCTCACCAGTGCATTTAGTAATCTTCATCGTCTACCTCGCTTTCCTCGAAGTGCTTTGTACACTTGTCTTGACCTCTGCTCATAAAGATTCTGTTCAGCCTGTTTCTTTAGAGCGAGGGCTTGCTTTTGTTCCTCATATTCTTTCTTTTCAGAGAGGTATTCAGAACAAGTGCTGTGACAACCGGGGTATCTTTTCGGTGGAACACAGTCTTTACAGCACTTAATACCCATCGTTACCTCTCTTTCTGAACAGGTGCTTGAGAATGTACCAAAGCTGTGAGAGGTAAGGGTGTTTTTGCTTATAACTCACTACATTACCTCCTTCAGCTTCAATCCCCAGTAAATTACAAAACCACTGGAAGTCGATTTCCTGTCGTACCATTCCGGGTGTCGCTCCATTTCGGAGTTAAACTTACGAGCCGACAGGATATAAGCACCTTCAGACTTCGCCCACATCTTGAAACTCTGATACAGGTCTTTGGCTCTGATATTAGCTGATTCATCACGAGTACAGCGATTCTCAAGGAACTGCAATACGAGGTCATTCTCACGCTCGTATTTCTTGACAACCTCTTTGAGTTCGCCTGTCATGGTAAGACCACGCTTCTTGTAATTCATGTACCCACGAACCAGCCACATGAAGATACCACTCATGGAGCTTTGCTCACACAGTTCGTCTTTCAGTCGTGTGTCCTGTTCTTCCGGGGTGAAGTGACGGTTGAACTCGATAACCTTGATACGCTCGGAAGCGAACAGGGATTTATCAGTAACCATCGGCAAGTCATTACAAGAGAGCCATAAAGTGAACTGTGGTTTAAAGGTAATCGCTGACTGGTACAAAGCACGAGCAGAGATTTCCTCACCACCTGTAAGCTGTTTGATTTTCTCCTCGTCCAGCTTACCGTACTCGTTGCTCTCGGACATGGTGACAAATCGTTTACCCTTCAGTCCGGCAAGGGTAGGAGAAGCGGCTTCTGCGTCCTTCTGTCTGTCCCCTCGGCAAATCATACCGACAGGAGCTACCTTTGCATAATCACCGAGCATTGTCTCGATGGTGTTGAGCAAGGTCGATTTACCGTTTCGAGTGGTCTTACCATGCAGAATGAACATACACTCCTCGTTGCTCATACCCAGCATGGAATAACCTAAAGCTCGCTGGAGGAAATCCGCCTTGTCTTTGTTGCCCTGTGTGACTTCATCAATGAACTGTTCCCAGCGTTCGCATTTCACATCACGACTGATTGTGTGACGGAAGACTGTCTGCATAGTCAAGAAATCTTCCCAGTTATGCTCTCTGAAGGAGAAGTCTCTCAAGTCATAAGTACCATTGAGACAGTTAATGAGATAAGGGTCAGCGTCAAACTGGACAGCAGAGATACGAAGCTCACCTGTTGCGTCCTTGAGGATTCTGTCTCTCATACGCCTGTCACCCATCTTATTCACGAATGAAGTGTAGGACTTTCTCAAATCATCGTCCTCGATTTCTCCACAGTAGAGAATCATCAAACGAACGAAGTCTTTAATTCTTTCGGACACGAGGATTGCTCCCTCGTCCTTACGCCACGCACCCTCGGAGTAGGTGTACCAACTCTTGTGTTCCGGGCAATATCTTACTTCCTGTGAGTACAGCAAACCAAAGAGGTTCGCCATACCCATTTCAGACCACTCGAAACCCGAGCTGGTTTCATCTGCTTTTTCGGGGTGGTAGTGCTTGATTAGATACATTTTGCTGGACAAGTCCTCGTCCATGATTACTCGTCCATTATGTAACTCAAAAAGCTCTTGCATAATTACACACCCCCACGAACCACCTTATTGAGCAGAGATTCGTAAAGGTTCTTGTAAAGATTTCTCTCGACTGCCACTGAATTGTCAACAGCGACAGGAGCTTCCTTGACAACAGGTGTATTCTCGATACCCAGCGAGTAGAGCATACATCTATCAATCTCTGCCATTTCTTTGTCGGTGCAACAGCGAACGAAGTCACCGAGCCTGTCCTTCGACACTGTGTAAATGGTTTCACACAGAGCTGTGGACGGAATCTTGCATACGATACTTGTGTGTGTAGGCATAGGGTGCTTGTCCTTCGTAGTCAGATACACGACCTCGACAACATCAGCATGACTGTTGAGCTTGTCGGAAGATACGATGATACCCGGTCTACCAGCTTCGTTCATGGGGTCTGTTGCATAGAATTTAGAATTTGCGATGTAGTAAATATCTCCTCGCTTGGGCTTGATATTCTTACCTCTGAAATATCCCATCACTTTTTACCTCCTGTTCCTGTCAGTGCTACCGCACATTTTTGTTTGTCCTCAACCCACCATGCACACTGTTCTTGCAGACAGTAGACAGGTTGAGTACCGATTTTGATATTGTTATCCTCGTCTACAACCGTGTTGGTCGTGAGGAGAGGACAGATAATCTCTTTCATATAGAACCTCCTATTTCAAAAGTTCGTCCAGCCAGTTACTTTTGATACCCTTGAAAATATGAGCAATCACATCAACCGTCCAGCCATTCCCGATAGCATGGAATCGCTTTTTAGGTGGAATACCCTCTGTGTAATTATCGGGGAGAGTTTGCAGTCTCTCGGCTTCAATAGGAGTGATACTGTAATACTCACCATCGCCATGATTGATAATCAGACCTGTGTTATTACCATAATCACCACAATAGCAACCGAGACACTTACTGGTTTCCTCGAAGGTTCTGATTTTGGCTGACACGTTCTTCTGAATCTTTCTTCCGGCATATTCAGAGGAGAGGTATTTCTCGACCTTATCGGTAATTCTGTACTCGGGCTTGGCTTCCACAGGCTCGGCAATATCACCGATGGTGTAATGCTTCGGAGACCAGTCTCTTACTGGAATGTTCGTCCAGTACAATCGCTTTCGGCTCTGTGCTGAAAAGTCAATGCTATCAATGAGGACAGGCTCGACACCCATAATCTTTGTGATAATGTCCTTGTTCTTGGCACTCATGGAAGCGTTGTTTTCCAGCAAGAAATACTTGGGCTTAATTTCCTTCAATGCTCGGACATACTCAAAGAACAAAATACTTTCGTCACCCCAAAGACCCTCGCCATTTCCCATTCCACTCAAATTCTGACAGGGAGAACCACCGATAAGTAGGTCAAAGCCCTCATACTGTGAGAAATCAGCGTCTACGACAGAGCCTTTTTGCTCAATTTGTGGGTAGTTTTTCTTGCTTATTTCAATAGCGTATTCGTCTATCTCGTAAGCTACATATCGTTCGACAGGCACTCTCTCTCTCTCTCCAATGCTATCATTCCACAAGAAATGCCATCGAATAAGCTAATTACATTCATAATAGTTTCTTCCTTTCTGAACTCGCCCCACAAGGGGGCGAGATATTAGGATAAGAGAAAGACCGGGCGAACGCCAAAAGAGTAACTGGCGTAGGAGGAGTTCGCATTACCGTCGAGGCTGACAACGGCGAAATAGGAAGCGGAATCTTCAACCTTATTCTGCAACCAGTACCACTCAAACTCGCCTGTCTTTGAGCCTTGCCATGCAATACGATTTCTGCGTTCTTCCATACCATAGAAGCGTCTTACAGACTTCGGCTCGTCCACTCCATAAGGATTTTCACCAAAGATTTCTCTCTCGGTAGGAATACGGAGCATATCGAAGCAATTTGTCTGACCGACACGCATACCGACCATTCGCTCTCTGATTTCTTCCGGGAAGCTCTCAAGGATTTCACCATTGAGCTTCTTACGAAGGTCAGAGTGTTCGTAGTCAACGACCTCTGCATTGTTCACATTCTCAAACATCTTCTGTTCGGTCTTGAGACAGTCAACGAACATAAAGAGCATACCGTTAGGGGTTTCTCTCACAGCCATAGCCTGTGCCTGTTCGCCAGTGGTGAGTTCAAAGGAGATAATGTCTCCCAGCTCGAATAACTCTGTGTCTACTGTAATCTTTCTAATAACTTCCATTTTGGAATCCTCCTTAATCTGATTGAGATAAGTTCTTATCTCTTTGTGATTATAATATAACACATTAAAGATTAAATGTCAATACTTTTTCTGTAATTTTTTAATCTTTTTCGTGTTAGAAATTGTCTTATCGCTTATACCTCGTGACGCTGTTACATATCGTCCTTAACTCGTTCCTGTCAAGTGGTGGGTCACAAGCTACGGTGTTGGCATATAACAGCTCGTCATAAATCTGTGATTTGCTGTACCCTTGATTGTGGAGCATACCAGCGAGAGAGGTCAGACAGATATTTCGGCTTCCGTCCGGGATTCTCGGGTAGACTGGGCGTAGCTTAACTCGTCCATCTACAATCGGTTCTTCCCATACTGGGGAATAAATCTTGTCTCGACCAACAATTACCTTATCTCCATTGTCTCGGGTCTCGGGAAAATACTTCTCTACTATGTAGTCAATGGCTTCTTGATTTTCCACGATTTCACGATACAGAAGCACATCACCTGTCATAATGAAGTAGCGAGACGATTTATAAATCTCCACACCAGCGAGGTTGTTCTTACCCTTGAATGGGAGAGTACCACGAAGCAGTATGTGAAACCCTCTACCGCTTCGTGACTTCTCCGTGTAGCTGTGACATTTGCCGATAATATCA